TCTCGCCCTCCTTTCTCTCCCCACGGGTTTTCACCTGTGAAGGCCCAGACGCCCCCAGGATTGGCCCAGACGGTCGCTACAGGCGACAGGAGAGCGTCCCTGGAGTCACTCCGGGACCTGCTGGCGGCGAATCTGGCCGCTGCTGAGCCGAGAGAAGTCGCCCCGCTGGCCCGCCAGCTACTGGACACCCTCGCCGAGCTCGACGCCATGCCGAAGCCGAAGGAGCGCTCAACTGTCGACGATCTCGCCAAGCGTCGACGTGCTCGGCGTGCAGACTCCACGGTACAAAGTGGTCCCCCCGGCCAAGTCGAGCGCGGGGCAAGAGGCGATAGAGCTGGCGGAAAGCGCCGGGCTGGTGCTCGACCCGTGGGAAGCCGACGTGCTGGAGGGGGCGCTCGGGGAGCGTAGCGACGGAACGTGGGCCGCCTTCGAGGTCGGCCTGATCGTCCCCCGCCAGAACGGCAAAGGGGCGGTGCTCGAAGCCCGGGAGCTGGCCGGGCTGTTCCTGTTCGGCGAAGAGCTGATCCTGCACTCCGCCCACGAGTTCAAGACCGCCGCCGAGGGGTTCCGGCGCATCCTGACGCTCATCCAGAACTGCCCGGACCTCGACAAACGTGTGGGAAGGGTCCGCACCTCCCACGGCGAAGAGGCCATCGAGCTGCGCACCGGCCAGCGTCTTCGCTTCGTGGCCCGCTCCACCGGCTCTGGTCGTGGGTTCTCCGGCGACACCGTCATCCTCGACGAGGCCTACAACCTCTCATCGGCGGCCATCTCGGCGCTTCTCCCGACAATGGCCGCCCGTCCCAACCCCCAGCTCTGGTACCCCTCCTCCGCTCCGCTTCCCCGTCCCGAGTCCGACACGCTGCGGCGACTGTGCAGGCGTGGAAGGACGCAGGCGACGGGCCGTCTCGCCTACTTCGAATGGTGCGCCGATATGGGCGACGACCAGGACGACCCCCAGACCTGGGCAAAGGCCAACCCGGCGCTGGGGATACGTATCGCCCCCGAGTTCGTCGCCTCCGAGAAGATGGCCCTCGACGAGGAGGACTTCGAGCGGGAGCGGCTGGGGATCTTCCCCGAGTCCATCGACGCAGTTCAGCCGGTCATCGCCGAACCCGACTGGAACGCCTGCAAATCCAAGAGCTCGGTGATCGACGGCCCCGTGGTGTTGGCCTTCGAGGTCTCCATGGACCGCCGCTGGGCCGTCATAGCGGCATCGGGCCCGTCGGGAGACGGCCGGCGCCATGTCGAGGTCATCGAGCACCGTCGCTACACCGGCTGGGTCGTCCAACGCCTCGCCGAGCTGGTCAAAGGTCACCACCCCCTGATGGTCGCAGCCAACCCCTCCGGGCCCGCCGGCGGACTGCTCGATGACTGCGCAAAGGCCGGTATCGAGGTCACCACCGCCACAACCGCCGATCTGGCCCGGGCCTGCGGCGCCGCCTATGACGAGATAATCGAACACCGCTGGGCCCACATAGACCAGGCAGTCCTCAACAGCGCAGTAAACGGAGCGGCGCGCCGTGACACCGGGGATGCCTGGGTCTTCGACCGCCGAGGCTCGACCGACATCTCCCCCCTGGTAGCCGTGACCCTCGCAGCGTGGGCGGCTCGGCGGGCCGAGGAGGAGATGTCGGTCGACTTCTTCTCCTTTGCCGAGCTGGTCGCTGAATGAAAGGAGGCCGATGCTTTCAACACTCGTCGAGCTCGTCGGCCTCGCCCTCGTGGTCGCAGGCTGCGCCATCATCGCCACCTGGCTGGCGCTGGTCGTCGCCGGCGTGGCCCTGATCGCCGGGGCCTACGTCCTGGATAGCCGTTGAGCGCCCTACGTCGCCTCGTCGAGCGCCGGGACCTGTTCTCGACCTCGCTGCTCGACCCCAACCGCATCCCCCTCAACTCCGAGGGCTATGCGACCGCCGCAGGAATAGCGGTCACCCAGAAGACCTCAACCCGCCTGTCGGTCGTCTACGCCTGCGTGCGCATCCTCTCCCAGCAGGTGGCGTCGTTGCCCCTGCACGTGTACCGCAAGACCGGCGACCTCCGCCTCGAGCTGCCGCTCCCTCCCTACCTGGAGCAGCCCAACCCCGACTTCAACCGCTTCGAGTTCTTCGAACAGGTCATGTCATCGCTGCTGCTGTGGGGCAACGCCTACATCTTCAAGGTCTACGACCAGAACCAGATGGTCTCCGAGCTGTGGGTGAGCAATCCCGAGTGGGTCCGGGTCAGCGGTGGGACTGCCAACCGGCTCTACAACGTCAGCCGCGAGGGCATGACCCAGACCTATCCGGCGAGCGACGTGATCCACATCCGGGGGACGTCGATGCCCGGGAGCATCTACGGCATGTCACCCATCGACGAGGGCCGCCAGTCCCTCGGTCTCGCCTTCGCCGCCGAGGCGTTCGGGGCCCGTTTCTTCATGAACGGCACCATGCCCTCGGGCGTCGTGGAGATACCGGGAAACGCAGACGAGAACCAACTGCGGCTGATGGCAACCAAGTGGAAGGCGGCGCAGCAGGGCATCGCGCGCGCACACGAGCCGGGGTTCCTCACCGGCGGAGCCGTCTGGAAGCCCATCAGCATCCCCAACGATCAGGCGCAGTTCCTCGAAACCCGCAAGCTGCAGATAGCCGAGGTCGCGCGGTGGTTCGGCGTGCCGGCGCACAAGATCGGCGACCTGGAGAGGGCGACCTTCTCGAACATTGAGCATCAGGCCATCGAGTTCGTCACCGACGGCCTCATGCCCTGGCTCATCCGCATCGAGACGGCGCTCAACCCCCTGGTGGGGCCTGGCTCGTTCCCCGACCGCCGCACCGCCGCCTTCTTGAAGTTCAACGTGGAGGGCCTACTGCGGGGCGACTCGGCAGCGCGCGCGTCGTACTACAGCACCATGCGCAACATCGGAGTCGTCAACGCGGATGAGATCCGGGCATGGGAAGACCTCCCGCCGATCCCGGGCGGCCTCGGTAAGACCTACTGGCAACCCTCCAACATCATGCCGGCGGGTACGCCGCCCCCGGCGCCCATCTCGCCGCTCAATGGCTCAGCCAAACCGAACGGCACGACGGACCAGCTCGCTCGCCTTCTGGCAGCGGCGCACAAGGAGAGCCCATGACCACCACCGGAACCGTTGTCGAGCAACGGACCATCAAGACCGAGACCGCAGAGGTACGAGCGGGTTCGGGCGGGGCCAAGACCATCGTCGGCTACGCCGCGCGGTTCAACCACTACTCGGACAACCTCGGCGGGTTCGTCGAGGTGCTTCGCCCCGGAGCCTTCAGCCGCGCGGTCAACGACGACCGCATCAAGGGCAAGTACGAGCACGAGTTGACCCTCGCCCGCTCCGGCGCCGGCACGCTGCGGGTGACCGAGGACAACGAAGGCCTCTACTACGAGATCGACATAAACACCCGTGACAGCGAGGCCATGAACGCCCTGGCCCGCATCGAACGGGGCGACGTCGCCTTCTCGTCGTTCGCCTTCACCCTGACCCCCGACGGCGACACCTGGGGCGAGACCGAGCAGGGGTTCCCCCTTCGCGAGATCGTCCCGGCCGGAGTCGCCCGCCTCTACGACGTATCCCCGGTGTCGGACCCCGCCTACGCCGCCACCGACGTCGCGGCTCGAGCGCTTGCACGCTTCGCCGACGCCCACCACCTCGAGCGCTCCGTGGCGACCACCGCCGCGCAGAGCGGCGACCTGATCGACCTCATCCGCGGCGGACGCAACATCGGCGGCGCACAGATCGCAGTACCCGGACCGAAGGCCGCGGCAGCCCCCGTCGTCTCGGTCCGGCTGGAAATGGAGCGCATGGCGGCCCGACGCCGCCAACGCGCTCGCCTTTCAGGGCCCCGGTAGCCAACCGGCGCCCGCCCGCTTCAACCCCCCAATCCCCGACCGCCTCCGAGCGGTCTGTCGGCGCGTCCGCGCCTGAAAGAGAGATTCCCAATGGCTGGAAACGAAAACGCCTTCCTGAAGGCGACCCAGGAGAAGCGAGACAACCTCGAAGCGGTCATCTCCGACATGTTGGACGCCGCCGCCGCCGAGGAGCGCGACCTCACCGATGACGAGCAGACCCTGCTCAGCGGCCACAAGGCCGAGATCGACCGCTGCGACACCCGTGAGGCCGAGCTGGTCACGATGGCGGAGAACCGCCGCCAGGCCGACGAGCGCCGCGCCCGCTTCGCCGCGGCGGTAGAGCCCGACGTCGAGCTCGTCCACGTCCGCAACGAGCCGATGACGTACTCGCGCGGCTCAGGCGTGAGCTACTTCGCCGACCTGGTCAAGAACGCCCGCGGCGGTGAGCCTCTCGTCGCCGAGCGCCTCAACCGCCACTCCAAGGAGATCCGGGTAGAGGCCGAGCGCCGGGTACGGGAAGGCCAGGAGGAGTTCCGTGACCTGACACGGGTCGACGGTGCCGGCGGCCAGTTCGTCCCGCCGATCTACCTGGTGGACGAGTACGTGAAGCTCGCCCGTGCGGCGCGCGCCACGGCGGACCTCGTCAACAACCGCCCGCTGCCCCCCGGCACGGACTCGATCAACATCCCGGCCGTAACCACCGGGACCGCGACCGCAATCCAGACCGCTGACAACGCGGCGGTGCAGCAGACCGACCTCACCGACTCCAACCTGGCCGCACCCGTTCGCACCATCGCCGGCCAGCAGAACGTGGCCGTGCAGCTACTCGAGCAGTCCCCCGTCGCCTTCGACGAGGTGGTGTTCAGCGACCTGGTGGCGGACTACAACACCAAGTTGGACGTCCAGGTGCTGAGCGGTTCCGGCGCCTCCGGCCAGGTCACGGGTATCCGCACCGTCACGGGCATCAACGCCGTGACCTACACCGACGCGGCCCCAACGGTGCCGAAGATCTACTCCAAGATCGCAGACGCCATTCAGCAGATCCACACCGGCCGGTTCCTCCCCCCGTCACACATCATCATGCACCCCCGCCGCTGGGCCTGGTTCACCGCCGCCCTTGACTCCCAGAACCGCCCCCTCGTCGTCCCCAACGCCTCCAACCCGATGAACGCCATGAGCCCCTTGAATGTGGCGTCCGAGGGCGTCGTCGGCACCTTGCAGGGCCTGCCCGTCGTCGTCGACCCCTCGATCCCGATCAACGGCGGGGTCGGCCTGAATGAGGACATCATCCTCGTCATCCGGGCCCCGGACATGTGGCTGTGGGAGTCGACGCTGCGTACCCGAGTGCTGCCCGACGTCGGGTCAGGGACTTTAACTACAAGGCTTCAAGTGTACGGATACGTGGCGGCGCAATTCGCCCGTTATCCCAAGGCTACGAGTACGGTGTCGGGAACTGGGCTCATTGCTCCGACCTTCTGAGTTTGTGAACCCCTAAATAAACGTATAGTCTTGGGGACATGGACAAGACATGCGTTTATGAGGGATGCAACAGCCAGAAGGTCATCGCCCGTGGACTCTGCGCGAAGCACTACGGGCAGGCAAAACGGAGAGGAGAACTCCCGGGCCAATCGCCTTGCACCATCAAAGGTTGCAAACGCAAGGTGTATGCCCGGGATCTCTGCGAACTGCACTACAACCGGGAACGAACGGGCTACGGAGACCGGTTCTGCAAGGACTGCAACGCCCGCATCTCAGCGAGGACCACAGCTGGCAGCTATCCGGAGCGTTGCCCGGACTGTCAGAAGCGCCACACCCGACAGGTCACCGAGGCCAGGCGGCTCGCCCCTGCGGCCGCGCCCGTTCTCCGATGTGGGTCCTGTAAGCAAACCATCGACCGGGAACTGTTCTATGCAAGCCAGCGTCGAAACGGTAGCTGGTGCATCGAATGTCAGAAGCGGCACTACCGCCGAGAGTTCGACCGAACGCCGCGGCCATGTGAATGGTGCGGCAGCGAGTTCGTGCCGGTGCATCCAACGCAACGGTTCTGCTCGAAGTCACACAAGGCGGCGGCGGCCAAATCTCGCGCCAAAGGCATGGACAAGATCGGGCGAGTGTGCAAGGCGTGCGGCGCTTCGCTGCCGCTTACGCGAAGGTCCGACGCTCTGTACTGCGATAACCGGTGCGCCTCGCGTATGAGGAATCTGGACGGTCGCATCACACCAGAAATACGTCGCGCCAAGCGCGTAGCCAAAGTGTTCGGGCTGACTCTTGAACAGTACGACGGACTCATTGCCGGCGCATCGGAGTCCGGCTGCGCCATTTGCCACATGTCGAACCCCGGCGCCAAAGGCTGGGCGCTCGACCACTGCCACACCAAAGGACACATCCGCGGGGTCTTGTGCGGCCCGTGCAATCTTGCCTTGGGATTGTTCAGGGATGACCCCTCGTTGCTCCGCGCCGCTGCTGGCTACCTCGAAAGCAAGGAGCGTCAATGACCGACCCCATCATCGAGGCCCTGCTTCGCGAGCGAGCCGGCTACGTCGCCCACGACCTTCTTGACCGGGTCGCCCAGGTCGACGAGCAACTGGCCGCGCGCGGCCACCGCAGTCCGCAACCACCCGCCAGACAATCACCCCAAACCGCCACGTTGGCGGCCACAGAGACGGCGACAGTCCCGAAAGGGCAGCCGAGAAGGAGAGAACCAAATGGAGGACAACAAGAAGACGAAGGCGGTCGCCAATCCCCCCGCAGGCGGGGACCAGACCCAAGCGTCGACAAATGACGACAACCAGAACACGCTCCTACAGGAGAGGCCGTACCTGGTGACCGTCGCCGCGCGCGGCCAGACCGGCGTCGCCGCACGCTTCTCCGACCAGTCCGGCGCTGACCGTGACGCCGCCGCACGCAAGGCGGGCCCCCTGCCGGACTCGACGAAGGTACTGGTCAAGAAGGAAGCCGACCTGCCCGACTACGTGGCCGAGGTCGAGGCCGCCGAGTTCGGCTAGTAGCCGGCGTTGGCGTCTCTCGCAACCGTCGCTGAGCTGGCTGACCGCCTACAGACCACCATCGCCTCGGGTCAGCCGACGACGGCCGCACAGGCGGCACTGGACCAGGCGAGCGCCGCCATCCGTACCTACACGCACCAGACCATCTCCGCTGTGGCGGACGACGTCAAGACGTTCGGCTTCGCCCGCTCCTACGGGTTCAACAACTACTACTTCTCAACCACGCTGTTCCTGCCACAACTGCCGGTGACCGCAGTCGCATCGGTGGTGCTCAACGGTCGGACCCTCGTCCAGGACACCGATTACTCCTGGGACCCGCCCACGGGAATCCTCCAACGGCTCAACGGCTGGTGGGACTCCGCTGCGCTGGTCAACACCGTCGTCGTCACCTACTCCCACGGCTACGCCACGGTGCCCGACGACGTCAAGGACATCTGCATGGACCTCGCCGGGCTGGGTTTTCAGTCCAAGGGCGATGAGCCGTCGGAGTACACGATCGGCGGGTACTCCGAGCGCCGGCCGACTCCCATGCTCGACGACGGACAGAAGCTGATTCTCGACGCTTACCGGCCCCTGGCCCTCGCCTGACCATGGCTATCGGCCACGCCCTCACCCAGTCGATCGCCTGGACCAACACCCCCGACACGGCGACGGATTCAGAGGGCAACTGGGTGCCGGGCACCGCTACGACGACGACCGAGCCGTGCTGTCTGCAGCCGTTGAGCGCCCAGGAGCTGTTCGACCAGGGCAGCGACCGCAGCCTCTCGCACTTCCACCTGTTCCTGTTGCCGACCACCGTCGGGACCTACCGCTCGCGCGGCGTCATCGGCGGCCTGACCTACGAGGTCGAGGTCGCCCCGCAGGTCTGGTCCACGCCGAGGGGCGGACCGCACCACGCAGAGGCCCAGGTGTACCGAATCGACGAATGAGGCGGTGAGCTATGAGTGCTTCAATCGCCGGCGCAGTGAAAACGGCGGTCGAGGCCGCTGGACTGAGCCTCACGGCCAGCAGGGACGAGGCTCCCAAGAACCCCCCCGCCAACTACGTCGTCATCCACGAGGGGATCTCCATCGTCCCCGAGCCCGCCTTCCCCGCAGTAGATGACACCACCGGCCACGTGAGCGAGCTGGTGCAGGTGGACCTGGTGCAGCGTTGGCGCAACCCGGCTTCCAACGTGCTTCTCGAGTCCTTCACCGTCACCGACGGCCTCATCCGTGCCCTGCACGGCGCACGGTTCGCCTCTGCTCCCAAGCGTGTCTTCGTCGGCACCGTCGTCGGCACCGTCCGGCGCCTAATGCGCTCTGACAACAAGGTCGTGGTCCATATCACGCTGAAGCTCCGCAGGGTGATGTAGTGGCCGCTCTCATCGGCCTCGAAGAAGTCCTCGTCCGCCTGGCCACCGCGGCGGCGGCAATGGCCGGCCCCGCGGCGGCGGAGACGACCCGCATCGTCGCGTCCCACGCTGCGGACATCGCCCGCGACCTCGCTCCCGTCGGCGGAGCGGACGACCCCCACGCCGGAGCGCTCCGAGACGCCATCGGGGTCGAAGGTGACGGCCCCGCCGCCGAGCTGGTCTGCAACGTCGACTACGCCGCCGCCCAGGAGTTCGGCTCGATCCACAACCCCCCGCACCCCTTCTTCCGCCCCGCCCTTCACCGCGCGGAGGCCGAGCTTCCCGCAGTCGCCCGCACCACCTACCGGGCCACCGTGCCCTACCTCGAATAAGGAGAGTCAATGGCTTCGAAGGTCAGCGTCACCGTTCCCCAGCCCAGCGGCGAGATCATCATCTCCGGCGCCAGCCCCGACCCGAAGGTGTTCACCGTCACAGACCACGCCGTGAGCGTCGCTGACCCCGCAGACGCCGACCTGCTCGTGCTCTGCGTTGACGGCGCTTCGGTCCCCGACCCCAAGAAGTAGCACCCGGCTGCGCTAGCGCGCGGCCACCCACCCTGCACGGCGCCAGGCACGCGCCGGACCCATCCTCGCACGTCGGAGCCCGACGCGCGCGCCTCAAAGGAGAACCATGCCTGTAGTCCCCCTGCCCCATAACACCCCGATCTTCAGCATCGACGCAGCGAAGATCTACCCGATGCTCACCGACCCCGTCGGCGGCCCCGCCACCTACAGCGCCGGTTTCAAGCTGCCCGGTGCCCAGTCCATGACCTGGGAGCCCGACACGCTCTCCAAGGAGCTGTTCGGAGACAACGCCATCATCGCCCTGGCGGGCAAGATGCGCGCTGTCGTCAGCAAGGTCGCCTGTGCGAAGAGCGACCTCGACGTCTTGTCGACGCTGTTCGGAGGCACCGTCACCGACGTCGGGGTGACCCCGGCACAGACCGCGACGTACTCGGTGAAGAACACCGACTTCGGGAAGTACTTCAAGCTGGAGGCGCAGATCCTCGGCGTAGAGGTCCCCACCTCGTCCGGCGGCGGCGATGTCCACCAGGTGTGCTGGAAGTGCAAGATCGTGGACGCCTCGGAGTCCGTCACGGCCGAGAACTTCGCCCCGACCACCTTCACCATCAAGGCGATCCAGCTCACGGCCAACGGCAAGATCTACGACCGGGTCTTCAACGAGACCGCTGTAGCGCTCGCGTAGCCGTGAGCGCTCTCAACGGATCAGGGCGCACGGTGGCACTTGCCGACGGCAACCACACCGTGCGCTTCACCGTCAACAGCCTCATAGCCGCGGACGAGTACTTCGGGGGCTTGCCCGAGATGTTCGAGGCCATGAAGACCCACCGCCTCCGTTCGGCGCGCGCCCTGTTGTTCCTCGCAGGCGTGGCCCCGTCGCTCGAGGCGGCCGGCGACCTCATGGAAGGCGTCGCGCTCGGCGACGTGCTCACCGCCGAGGCCGAGGCACTGTCCGACGCACTCCAGCCGTTGCGAGGTCCCGACGCTCCCGACGAGGCCGCGGGGCCTACGACCGAGCTCGTCCCTACGAATGGGGCGAGCTCATCGCCATCGGCGTGAGCAGCGGCCAGGGCGGCACAGCCGCCGTGTTGGAGTTGACGCCCGCGCAGATACTCGGCGTGGCCTCGTCGATAGCCGCTCTTCGGGGCGGCGCTGGTGGCGCGTCCCCCAAGCGCTTCAGCGGCACTCTCGCCGAGTTGGACGCCGTGATGGCCGGGGGGATGATCTAGATGGCCGGGGAGCTGTCGGGCGGGCTCGGTAGCCTCGGGCGGCTCCTGGCAGTCATCGGCCTCGACACCGGCCCGCTCGCGGCGGGGGTGCTGAAGGCACAGGGCGAGTTCGCCAAGCTCGAAGGGGCGGCGGAGTCGAGCTTCGCCAAGCTCGGCGGGACTGCGCAGCTCGGTATCGCTGCCGCCGTCGTCGCCGTCGGCACGCTCGGGGTGAAGAGCGTCGAAGCCGCCAACGACCTGGAAACTGCCAACGCGCGACTGGCGACGGCGATCGCCGATGCCGGGGGGAGCTTTGGGGACTACGAGTCCCAGATCTCCGATGTCGACACCCGCATGGAGGGCTTCGGGTTCACCAACACCCAGGTGGCCGACTCGCTCTCACGTCTCACCATTGCCACCCAAGACCCCATCAAAGCGATGCAGGAGATGGGCCTGGTCGCCGACATAGCTCGCGGCCTCAACATGGACCTGTCCTCGGCCACGTTGTTCCTGGCGAAGGTGTTGGAGGGCAACTACAAGGCCCTGACCCGCCAGGGTCTCGCTTCCAAAGAGCAGGTGGCCGCCTTCAAGAACACCGGCGACGCCGTGGCGTTCCTGGAGCAGAAGCTGGGCGGTCAGGCTTCCGCCTACGCCGAGACCCTCGACGGCAAGATGGACCACCTCAAGGCCACGATGGAAGACACGGCCGCGGGGATCGGCGAGCACATGATCCCGGTCCTGTCGACCCTGGTGGACAGTATCAACGAGGTCATCGGCGGGTTCAACGACCTCACCGGGGGGAGCGCCTCGTTAGGGGACATCCTCGGGGGCGCACTGGCGGAGTTCTCCACCTTCGGGATATCGGGGATAGTGGATGCGACCTCTGCACTCTTCGACGAGGGCGACGCCGCTAAGCAATCGGCCCAGAGCATCAAGGAAAACACCGAGGCGCAGAAGGCGGCGAACAAGGCGGCCAACGACCTCGCCAAGTCCATCCTCGAGCTGCCCAGGGCCGAGCAGAGCGCAGAGAGCGCACACCAGACTCTCTCCGACGCCCAGGCCAAGCTCAACGACCTGTTGGAAAAGGGCGCTGTAGACGCCAAGGCGGTCGCCTCAGCCGAGAACCAGGTCGAGACGGCGGCGCACTCGCTTGAATCCGCGCACCAATCCACTGCCGACGCTGTCGACCGGCTCAACCAACTGCTCGAAAAAGGCCCGGTAGATGCCAAGGCCGTAGAGACCGCCCAGCGCAGCCTCGAATCCACCAGCCGCTCCCTGGCCTCCGCGCAGGACAAGGTGGCGCAGGCCCAGCAACACCTCAACGACGTGATGAAGGGCGCCAGCGCAGAGGACCTCGGCAAGGGCGAGTTGTCACTCGAGCAGGCGTCTCTCGGTCTCGCACAGGCCAAGCAGGCCGAAGCGGACGCCCAGGAGCGCCTGGTTGCCGCCTACAAGAGCGGCGACCCGAACAAGGTCGCGGACGCGAACCTGGCGTTACAGAGCGCCCACCTCGGCGTGCGCACGGCCGAGTACCAGCTACAGGACGCACAGAAGCGCCTCAACGACTTGCAGAACCAGGGCAAGGAAGGGTCCAAGGACCTCGCCGACGCCCAGAAGGGCCTTCGCGACGCGCAGCAGGCCGCCTCCGACGCCGCCCGAGCGCAGGCCGACGCCCAGAACGCGCTGAACGTCGCAATGGCCGGGGACCCCGACTACGCCCGCAAGGTCGAGGCGGCCGAACGCCAGGTCGAGTCCGCTCGATGGGGAGAGCACCAGGCGACCCTCGCCCTGACAACGGCGAATGAGAACCTACGCACCGCCCAGCGCGGCGACCCTGACTTCAACGACAAGGTCGCCAAAGCTCAGGACGCCGTTGCCAAGGCGACACTGGGAGCGGCCGAGGCCGACGTGAACCTGCAACTCGCCCACGACGCCGCCAAGGGGTCCACCGACGATTACCGGGACCACCTGCAATTCCTCATCGACAAGTACAACGCAATGGCCGAGGCCCTTGGCCCGGACAGCGAGCTGGGCAAACGACTTCGCGACAGGGCAGCAGAGATGGAGGCCCTGTCTAAGAAGACCGACGAGCTAAACCCCAAGATCGTCGGCGAACTGCCTGGCGGCGGGCTGATGGTCGAAGTCCCCGGCCACGCCGGCGGCGGGGACATGTCCCCCGGCGAGTGGTCATGGCTGGGCGAGAAGGGCCCGGAGCTGGGCCACCTGCTGCCGGGCGGGGTCTTGCAGGTCTTCCCCGCCGACAAGTCCGCCGCGATGGCGTCCGATGCGTTCCACAAGATGACCCAGGTGTCGGCTGCCGTCAAAGGCGGCGGCGGGGACTTCTCCCAGATGGGGCGCTCCGGGAACCCCGTGAACGAAGGCCCGACACAGAACATCAACCGCCACCTCACCGTAGCCGTGCCTTACGACATGAACGAGATCTCCGCCGAGGTCATCCGCAGGGTCCGCTACGCCGTCTCCGTCGGAGACCTCTAGATGTCCGCGGCCGAGGGCCAGGCGCAACTCCCGAACCTCCTGCTGATCGGAGCCGGCACCGCCTACCCCTACTCGCGCATCAAGGGCCTGGACCGCCCCGCGGTGCGCGACACCGACATCGAGCGCATCGCAGACCACGGCGCCTTCTCCTCGGTCGACTATCTGCCCGCCCGCTTCATCACCATCGAGATGGGCGTCGACGCCTCGGCTAACCCGTCGGGGCTCGAAGGATTGCTCGACACCCTGGGAGAGGCGTTCAACCCCGCCTCCGGCCCCGCACAGATGACGTACCGCAAACGAGGCGGGGTGGAGCGGCTGATCTTCGCCAAGCCCACCCAGCTCAGCGACGTCATCGACATGGAGTCGGTACTGGGCCTGCCGACCGTCGTCGGCGAGCTGAAGTGCCCCGACCCCCTCGTCTACAGCGCCACCCAGACCGTCGTCTCGGTCCTCGCCGGATCGGGAACGGTCACCAACGCCGGCAAGTACCGGGCCAGCCCCGTGCTCAACGTCGGCGGCCCGGCTACCAACCCCCGCTTCACCCTCGCAGGCGGCTACATACAGGCGAACGTCTCGATGGGCGCCCTCGACTCCCTCGTCATAGACGTGGCCGCGCGCAGTGTGCTGCTCAACGGCGTGAGCCGTCGCGACCTCGTCACCACTTCGGCAGTCACCTGGTGGACGGTACCGCCCGGCTCCAACAACGTCACCTACAGCGGCGGTGGGACGTCTGCGACGGTGACCATCCGTGACACCTACACCCACGGCTGATGTCCTACGAGGTGCTGGTCACCGACCGCGCGGGTGTCCCGTACCGCGAGATCACCCAGAACTGCAACGTGGCGCGCATCGTCGAGGAGCTGAACGGGCCGGGCCTGGCGGAGCTGACGATGTCGACGACCGAGGCGGCAACTCTCGACACCGTCGGGCCGAACGGCTCCTACCGCTGGAAGCGTTACCTCCAGATCTGGCGCATCTCCAACGCCGGCAAATCGATCCGCTTCTTCGGTCCCATCGTCTCGGCGTCTCTCGACGGGCCAAGGACCACCGTCACTGCGTTCGGGGCGCTCGCCATCCTGACGCTCGGCAAGCGCTTCTTAGGCCCGGCTCCGAGCGTCGACGCATTCAGTTACCAGACCGCCCAGCCCGTCCCCGGCGCCAGCGTCTACCGGGACTTCCCCACCAGCCTCACCGGCTGGACCGCCACGAGCTGCACCCAGGCTCGCAGCAACGAGATACGGGCCGAGGGCATCTACAGCCTGAAGGTGGTCAACACCGGCGGAGCGGGCGCGGACGCATTCACCGAGTACGCCTTCGACTACACCGTGGAGGCCGCCAACGCCGGGGCCAGCGTCCCCCTCTTCATCAAGGGATGGGCCTTCGCCGCCGCGTTGAGCGCTGCGACCTCCGAGCGTGGCCTCTACGTCCGCTCGGAGTACCCCGTGGGCACCATCGTCGACGAGCAGTTCGCTGCGATCAGCGCCAACTTCCCCACGATGGGCAACTTCCGCCTCGAGACCGTGGTCAAGGCTGCGGGCGGGGTGTCTCCCCAGACCAACCGCATCTTCATCCGCGTCTATGCGGCGGGCACCGTCTACTGGGACTCGGTCAACGTCTTCCGGGACTACACGGTGGGCGCCGCCGTCTTCCCTTCGGGGCTCCCCGAGATCATCGACTACGGCACCGTCATCTCCCGTGTCATCGACTACGCGGCCGGGCGCACCGCCGCGTACCGGGCCATTGGCAAGTCCGACCTCGGCTGGGACGTGTCGGTCCCGCCGTGCGGGGTCACGGGGTACCGCAACTACTACCTCGGCACGAACCAGAACATCTGGGACCTGCTCGACAACGACTATATAAAGACCGGCCTCTACGACTTCGCCACCATCCCGAAGGCCGACGGCACCGGCTGGACGTTCACCGGCTGGACGCCGCGCCGTGGAGTCGCGCGGTCCACGCTGGCGCTGGAGTTCGGGGGCAACGTCGTGGGCTCCCCCCGCTATGACTGCGACGGCACGAAGGCCACCAACAAGGCGCGCGTCCTGGGCCGTGGGACGGGGTCGAGCCGCGAGGTCGTGGAGGTGTTCGACAGCTCCGTCTTCGACGGCCTGACATTGGAGTCGGTCGAGACGATGGCGGCCGACGCCGAGCTGTCCGCGCTCAAGTCCCGCGCCGATTCGCTGTTCGCTGCGGGGGCACAGGCCGGGCAGGTGCCGGAGGTGCAGACGAAGCAGGGAGTCGGGGCCGACATCTTGGACGCCGGGGTGACCGTGGGCGACTCCATCCCGCTCATCATCAACTACGGCTGGGTGCAGGAGAGCGCCAGCCGGCGCATTGTGAAGCTGACCGAGCTGCCCAACGACGTGTTGGCCTTCGCCACGAACAACGCATGACGCGCCGCATTCGCTCCTCTTCCCCCGGCGTCGACATAGCGGAGTTGATCGCCCGGGTCGCCAACATCGAGCGGGAGCGGCTCTCGGTCCACCCATCCGGGTCCAGCGTCCCGTCCTCGCTAGACGGGCCGAAGTTCCGCGACCTGGCCGACGTCAGCTCCTACCCGCTGTCCGGCCAGGGGCCCGTCTATGACAGGGCAGTCGGGCAATGGGTCCACCGGGCGATTCAGAACCCTCCGTTCGCGCAGTTCGGCGCAGTGGTCGTCACCGCCGAGTCGGACTGCCCACCGCTGAAGTTCCGCTACGCCACCACGATCGTCGAGTTCGACATCCCGCTGAATGTCGCCGGCACGTCCACCACGACCATCGTCTGTTACCGCAATCACGCTTCCCTCGGCGCACCCGGCACCGTCAACATCGTCTCGGGTGCCACCAACGGCACGACCGGCGCCATCTCCATCGCCTTCGCCGCCGGGGACCTGCTGACCGTGGCGTGCTCGGCGGCCGGGGCCGGGGCCAAGGGCTGGGCGCTGTACCCGAGGGCGGCATAGATGGCGCTCATCCTGATGGAGTCGTTCACCCCCGCGCCGGCGGGTGCCACGCCGTACGCCAACAAGCTGAACCTCAGCACCCAACCTGTGATATCCCCTGGCCGGACCGGCGACGGGGGCAAGGGTCAGTACGGGTGGGACCTCGCCTCAACGGAGTGGCACGCCACCTGCATCTACGGCGTCGCGATCAAGCCACGCAATGACCTGACCCTCGGCCAGGTCCTCCCTCTGCTCGTCCTCTACTCCGACCCGGCGGGAGGGGCGGCAGACAAGATCGGCACGCTACAGCAGGTCGTCACCAACAACGCTAACAGCGCCTGCCGCCTGCGCTGGCTCAACGCCGCCGGGACCCAGGTGGCGACGACGCCCAACGACATCATCGACAGCTCCGGGTACTACTACGTCGAGGTCAAGGTCTTCGTCCACGCCACCGCCGGGACGGTGGAGATCAGGACCAACGAGGTATCACGTGTCGCAGTTACCGGCCTGGACACACGGCCGTCGAGCGGGGTCACCACGGTGAAGAGGGTGCTGTTCGGGGCCGGGGACGGCACCACGCCGATCGACGACGTCTACTTCTGCAACGGGGCCGGGGCGACGAATAACGACTTCTTGGGCGACGTCGAGATCTA